GAATAGGACTAACACCTTCAGGGTGTTGGTTGATGATTTTGTCACCTCCTTCCAATTTTCATTGGATGAGTCTCTTACTACATTGGCTGAGACTCTACTTGAACAAAAACTTGTTACTGGAACGACTTATGAAGTCAACCAGGCACTTGTATTCATTCAGGTATTTGTAGAAGCGACAGCGAGCTTTTACCCCAATATCGAGAAAATGATATTGGTGAAGGATTTAAAAGAAATTCTTAGAAGAACTGTATGCAATAATGAGATCAAAACAACTAAATTAATAAAATTCTATTACTGTTGTTTATGCTCGGTTGCATATGATAGTCCTGAATTTCCAGAAAAACCTGAAAGTAATGTAACAAATAACAAAATATTGCCCTTTTTTGGTAAGACATACAAAGCAATATTTAGAAGGCTGCAAAAGTGTGATAAAAAAGCTATAACTTTTGCTTCAACAATATATCTCTCCCGTTATGCAGCAATCACTGTACCTGAAAATTTTATTAATCAGGCCGCAGAGGACTACAAGAAGAAACTTCAAAGAGTTCCCGTTTTAAAGGAATACAATGAAGAATCAATCAAGTTGTCCGTCTCCTGTTTTCCGAAGAAGAACTTAGAATACCTTTTTAAACAATCTGTAAAATGTCTTAGTACGTCAGCAGTTTCTGAATAGAATCCGCTTGGTCAGTATGGAGCAGTTTTTAATGATTGTCCAAAAGTTGAATTCAAAAGTCCTTTAGGTCAAACTTACAGTGGAATAGCACCAGTACCATTTTTTGCATACTCATTTTGTAATGATATGAAATTAATGGGTTCTGTGACACACTTACCTGAACCTTTGAAAGTCAGGAGCATAACTACACAAGGAGCGTATGAATTTTTAGCTGGAAAACCTTTTCAAGCAACTTTATCTTCATCTATGAAAGAAAATGCGAACTTAGTCTTCGGACGTGAGGTCAGTGAAGAAGACATTAATAAATTAGTGTCTGAATCGAGATCTTACTACGGAGATAGACCATGCGTTTTCTTGTCTGCTGATTATTCGTCTGCAACAGACAATATTTCACCTTTATTAAGTGAAAAAGTGGACAATCTTATGATTGAAAAACTAGGATTAAATTTTGAGGTACCTTCTGACAAAACTGTTTGTAGAAGTCTTTGGCACACAATGGTAAAAATCTATGAATATTTAAATATAGATTATTGTGGACCTTCGACAACAAAGAACAATTGGGTCAGAGTATCAACCTGGTTTTTTGAATCAATTAAAATCTCTAACCTTTCAAAGGTAACTATAAAAGAGATTCGTTCTAAGATGTGGTCTAATAGATTCATATCTGGCGATACAGATGAAGATTTTACACAAACATTTGGTCAAATGATGGGAGATATCAAATCATTTCCTGTGTTGTGTGCTATAAACTTATCATTATGGATGTTAACAAATGATAATAAAATTCATACAGTGATAGAGAGGAACGAAATACCTC